GCTCAATCCTCTTCTTGATGATCGTCCCAGGGGCACCAAGCGATGGTCCATTCGGACCTCCACGCCTGTTAATCAATTCCTTGCCCCACCATGCACCTTTGCCAGCATTGGTCATCGTCACATTGCCAGACGATATTCGACGAACTGGTGGCACGCCTCTTGTTTTTGTTTTCTTACTGCTAGATGGTGAGTTCCTTGAACCAGAACGCACAATCTTCACAGCCTCCTTACGGACGATTGTTGCTGCGGCTGCAACGGCAGTTGGGCAAACCTTCTTTGCCAACTCGTCAGTAATGCCGTCCAAGTCTTTCGCAAGGTTTGTGTAAGAAACCTTTGACCCTGCTCGACCAGTCCCGCCAGCGGAAGTTTGCTTGCCACGCATGAACTTCTCGACCGAACGAAGAACCTGCTTCTTCGATGGTCCAGCCATTATTCAATCGCCTTTAATTCGATCCGAGTTGTCAGCCCATCTCCGCTAACATCTCTGACGGCTGTGATGCCGTACACTTTGTTTCGTATGGTCACACGGCACTTTGTGTTTAAGTTCACGCATGACAGTTGCTTGGAGTCACCAATGGCAACTTTGTCTGTTGCTGCCTTCACAGCAAAGCCTTGGATGATCTCGGAACCAGCCGCATCAATCAGTTCGCATGGCCACTTGTTGACGAGTGTCGTCCATGTCCCACTAGTGTAGGTCACATGACCGTAGTCATCCTCTGCAACAGGTGGCGACTCGATCTTCGCAATGTAGTTGCGATGACCGACACGCTTTCGGTTGAATCCACTGACCTTTGGCATTACGGATATGAACTCCGAATCAGTTTGCGAACGATACTCTCATAACTGCGTCCATCATTTGTGTTGACTCCGTTTTCCTGTGCAGGATCGAAGTACGCACGCCCAACCTCCAACAGCACCATGTGCTTGAATAGGCTGGGAAGTGTTGATGGATCGGATGTGCCGCAGGTGAACGACACAGTTACAGTGTCTCGTCCTGACGCAGTTGAGAGCGTATCGGGCCAGCCATCATCATCGTTGAGGCAGGTAACAGTGTTCCTGCCAAGGTCGAGTTCATAGTCGTCTGTCGATAGCGTTTGTTCTGCACCATCGGCATCCAAGTATGTAATCGACTGAACAGACACAGCATTGCTCATGTTGAGCAGGATAGCCCCAGCATCGCTGGGGAATCCGTACTGTGTCTGTTCCCACGTTGCCTGAACGAAGCACCTTTCAGTGTCACGCTCGGCTTGCTCAGTCGCCGCTTCGATCAGAAGCGTCAACATCTGATCCTGCTCGTTTCCTGCTACCCTTAGATGATCCTTTGCTTCGTCTAGACTTACTGCCAGACTTTGCGGGCTCGACGTTCTTCTTAGCGTCCAACTCATCTAGGATCTCGATAGCATTGAATGAGAGCAGGGTTTTGACAACCCCCTCTTTGAGGTCGCCATCAGAAAAGGTGTAGCCCGCACGGAAACCCATGCGGTCCACCTTGAATTTATACTTAGCCATTAGCCAGTGATGGTGATCTTGCCGAGAACTTCTGGATTGGCAACCTGGATGTCGATACGCTCGGTAGCGACAACGCCAACTTGATCGTTCACTGCGAACAGTTCGTTCAAGACCTTGAAGTTAGGCGAACGACGATCACCGAAGTAGCATCCGAGGCTCAAGTCACCGAACACTGCAAGCAAGTCGCCTGCGGTCGTTGCCGATGCACCTGGGAGGACGCTAACGAAGTTCACTGGGTAACCCAGCAATCGAGGTGATTGGCCACCTTCCAAGTCAGCCAGAGTGTTACCACCAGCGGCGTTCAACAGCTCACGGACAGGACCGTGGAACAGGCTTGCGTTGACGTACCACTCGTTGCGAGCACCGACGATTGGGTTGCCAATCGAGGCAACACAGTCAGTGAAGTCGGACAGAGCCAATGCAGCAACACTTGCTACGTTGGTATCTGCAACATCGGTATCGTCATTGATGCCGTTAGCATTGATGGCCGAAGCAACACCATTGAAGAGGTTTTGATCCTCAGCAACAGCCATTTGATAGGCGATGCTTTGAACAACCGTGTCCACGAGGGAGATGACTGCATCTTCTTGGACTTCGGTGCTCATCTTGACCAACGCTGCCAACTTCTTGGCCGTCAACGTGATCTGGCTGAATGCCAAGTCGCTCTCGGTGATCGAGGCTGCTTCCGCTGGATAGTAGATCGTTGCGTGCTCAGTCAACTTAGGCACGGTCCATGTCTCAGCCGACATGACGATTCGACGACTACGCTGGCGAGCAACACCATACTCTTCAAGCAGGTTGATCAGCGTGTTTGCCAGTGGGTCAGGAACGAGGAATCCACCGTCAGCGTCAGTTCCAATGGACTGTGCTGCCAAGAACTCGCCTGCTTTTCGGTTGCCCGAAAGCGAGTTCAAGTACATGCCAGCGGTATAGGCATCTTCGCTCGATGCAAAGTGCTTGCTCTTCTGGGATTTGGCTTTTGCGGGGATCACGTTTACGACTTCCTCTTGAGTTGGTTCTGCGATTTGTGGAGGCTCGGAAACCGACTCATTGGCCTTACGCAGGTCAATACGAGCAGCAATCTCTGCCTGTTGCTTTTCAAACTTTTCGACTTCAGCTTGTGCCTCATCGAACTCGACGGTTAATGCTGCAACAAAGTCCTGCCGCTCTTGGCTCAGGTCGTTGTTGCCTTCTACTTCGGCCTTGACTTCCTCGAAGACGTCGAGGATTTCGTCCATTCGGGCCTTCAGTTCATTGATTCTCTTCATGGGTTATCTATCTCCTAGTACCCTTAGTTGATTTCTAGTGGACCTCAGGCCCTCAGACTGTTAGTATATCACGCTTATTTCTGCGGTCTCCGCAGTTTGATTCTGCGGTTCAAGCTGGCCACCAATCCACGCTGGAATGCTGGTGCAAGAGTCGCCATGATCTCAGCCTTAGACTCTGCCTTTGGCTTGGCTTTCTTGACATCGTGGACCTCATCGACGAATCCCAGAGCCACTGCTTCCTCGGCGGTCAGCCAAGTCTCTGCGTCCATCATGGTCAACAAGGCTTGTGGCTTCATTCCAGTCCTCTCTGCGTACACAGCAGCGATGTCGCCATCGAGCATTTCCATTGTGTCTGCGATTTGCCTGAAGTCCTTGCAGTTGCCCATTGCGGCGGTCCAGCAGCGATGCACCATATACTTGGCATTGCTGTTCATCACCACCTTGTCAGCAGCACAGCAGATGACGGTTGCAATCGACGCTGCCAACGCATCGACATGGACAGTGACTTCGCCTTCATGCTGGGAAATGGCATTATAGATACTCAGCCCGTCAGTCACCGATCCGCCCTCGGAGTTGAGGTGGATGGTCACATCCTTGCCGCTATGCTCTGTCAGAACATCTCGGAAGTCATCGGCGGAGATGCCATTGTCATAGTCACCGACAAAGCCTCGGAACGTGATCGTACCTGCTTCTGGGTTACTCTCTAGTCTCATCGTCTGTCTCCTTGGTTTCGGTTGGTTCTTCAGACGATTCATCATCGCCCTCTTCTGATTCTTCTGATTCCTCGCCTTCCTCTGGCTGAGTTGCTTTGGTGATATCCATTGCAATTTCATGCGGCAGCTTGTCGCCGTCAGCGGCTGGAGGAAGCCCGTGCATGGCTCGAATCTCGTTGATCGTTACTGCACCGCTGGTTTTCATCTTGACCGAGTAGTCGGCAAGCGAGTTTGGATCGCCCTTCGCAAGTGGAGTCGAGTCGAACTCGACAACCATCGGTCTTGCTGGGTTCGTCAGCTTGTCCTCGATCTCGGCCTCCCACTTTGCAAACCATCGCTGCAAACAGTTGTTGATGTATGCCGTGTTCCGCTCGCTGATCGACTTGTAGGTCTGACCGCTATTGTCGCCCATGATTGTTTCCAAGCCAAAGAGAAGTGCAATCTCTTCACGCTGGAATCCACGCTGCTGAAGGAACTGTGCGTCAGCGGCTGAGATGGGTACGGTCGTCGCCTTCATCCCGTCACGTAAAAGTCCAGCCCTTCCTGAGTTGCTAATCCCTTCATGCTTGGAGTTGAAGTTGTCGAGAAACTCTTGGGCATCCTTCGCACTGCGAAACATACCAGTGGGTGCTTCGAGCAAGATCCCTGGCTTGCCGCTGTTTGCCATCGTGATTGCGGTTGCATCCTGTGATGCCTGAGTCAGCCCGAACACGTCCTTAGCTAACTCGATTAGGTGCATACCCCAGATGCCGTTATAACTCGTGTTCATGATGTGGAGCATGTCGCGGTCGCGTACCTTGTAGTACTCGCCAGAGAGCAGACGATCAGAGATTGCCTGCTGCGGAGTCCCAGGGTTGCTCATCACGAGGTGCCACTTCTCGCCATCGACCAGAATGGTCTGGCACTCTGACGGCTCGATTGGAATCAACTCTGTTGCTGCCCCGATCTGATTGCGAACGATGTAGGCACGGCCATTGCCATTAACCAACGCATGAACCATCATCACCTCTTTCAAAGTGTAAGATGTCATGTACTTGTTTGGTCGCTTGTTCAGCAATCGCCATGCTGGTGACTGCCTCTTGTCCTGTTTATCCTCCGAGTTGTCGTCATAGACTCGGATCGGCAACTGGGCAATGTGCCCGCTGATCTTGTTAGTGGCGTAGATGACTGGTGCAAGCCCCAACGCACTCGACGTTGTTACCTTAATCCCAGCCTTACTAGTCGTGCCACCGAAGTATTCTGTCAGCCATGCGGCTGGATTCTTTAGGGTGCTAAACGCCCTGTATGCTCGTCCGAAACTCATGCCTGCTCCTATGTGATGAAGATGTCGCCAGTGCCACGAGTGGGTGCTGCCATGCAGCGTCTCCACGCCATCAACAATGCGACCAACGGATCAATCTTTTGGCTTGATGCAGCCTTCGCCAACATCCAACGATCTTGTCTATCCTTCACGGCAACAGCATTCATCAAACACCAACGCAGCAATGGGTTTCCATCGTGTCGGAAACGCTCATCTGCACAGGCTTGACGAAAGTCCGCAATCGGTTCGTTGAAATGTGCTTGTGTTTGTGCCATCGTTGCGATGGTCACGCCTTGGTTTGTTACCTGCTCTCCGAACTGTTGTGCCTGATACGGATCAATAGCAGCATCGAAACAATAGTTGTCCCAATACTGGTCGATGAAGTCGGCTTGGAGGTCGGCAATCGGTGAGTCTGTGACCTTAATCAGGCCGTCCTCGATCCACTGGACGAACGGCTGTTCTGTCAGGTCGCGGTTGGTTGTCCTTGATATGTACGACCACACTCTCCCCTCT